AAAGATTTAGCTACATTTGTTGCAAACTATTTTGCAATGAAAAAACAAGTATTGGATACTTGTCGTCAAGCAAGATACATTTCTCCATATGAAACTTTACTTGGTTATTATGAAGGACAAGATGAACAAATACCAAATACTTATTCTTGCTATTCAGATATTGCAATGGAAACATTGATGTTAAAATGTCAGCCAGCCATGGAAAAAGCAACAGGATTAAAGTTATATCCTGCATATACGTATGCAAGAATTTATAAAAAAGGTGATGTTCTTAAAAGACACAAGGATAGATTTAGCTGTGAAATCTCTACCACTATGAATTTAGGTGGTGATGATTGGCCGATATATTTAAGTCCAAACGAAAATGTTGGTATTCCAAATGGTAAAGATATTACAGTAGAAAGCAAAGCTAAAGGTATTAAAGTAGATTTAAAACCTGGAGATATGTTAGTCTATTCTGGTTGTGAATTAGAGCATTGGAGAGAAAAGTTCAAAGGTAAAGAATGTGTGCAAGTTTTCTTGCATTATAACAATCGTAAAACACCAGGGTCTAAAGAAAATATGTTTGATAAAAGACCTCATCTAGGACTACCCTCTTGGTTTAAAAGGTAGTATATTATGATGGGTGTAGTGGATACCACCATACCATCCCACTGCACCCTTTGTAATATATAGTTTGGGGTTCTATACTCTCCAATAATTTTATTGTAAAATAGGCTATGGCTTTAACAAAAATACCTTTTAGACCTGGTTTTAATAAACAATTGACAGATACTCAAAATGAAAATAACTGGGTAGACGGAGATAATGTACGTTTTAGATCTGGTCAACCAGAAAAAATAGGTGGATGGGTTCAAGAAACTTCTTCTGAATTAATTGGAGTAGCAAGAGCGCAGCTAACTTTTTCAGATTTAGATGGAAGAAAATATAATGCTATTGGTACTAATAGATGTTTATATATTTATTATTCAGGAGCTTTTTACGATATAACTCCGATTGATCCTGACAGGCAATCAACTGGTGCTAATATTACAACAACAAATGGATCTGCAACTGTAACTATCACTACATCAGCAAATCACGATTTAGAAGCTGGTGATATATTAACTTTTGAAAATGCAGGTTCTTTTACAGCAGGACAAACAGATTATACTGCTACAGACTTTGATGATGTATTATTTGAAGTTCAAACAGTTCCAAGCTCAACAACTTTTACAATTTTAATGCCATCAGCAGAGACTGGAACAGGAGCCACGAATGACGGAACTTTAGATCCTTTACCTTACATAGAAATAGGTGATCTAGTTCAAACAGGAGGTTTTGGTTGGGGTGCAGGTTTATGGGGAGCTTCTACATGGGGAACAGCAAGATCCTCTACAAATACTTTTTTAGATCCAGGCATGTGGTCTTTAGACAATTACGGTCAAATTCTAATTGCAACTGTTCATAATGGAAGATCATTTAATTGGAACCCGATAGCTGCAGATACAAATGCATTAACTACTAGAGCAACAAGCATTGCTAATAATCCCACTAAATCTGTAATGACAATTGTATCTGATAGGGATAGACATTTATTTCATTTAGGGACTGAAACAACAATAGGAAACACTTTAACACAGGATAAAATGTTTATAAGATTTTCTGATCAAGAGGATCTTACTGATTATCAACCTACTTCTGTAAATACTGCAGGAACATTTCAACTTGATTCAGGAACTCAAATTATGGGAGCAGTTCAAGGTAAAGATTATACATTTGTAGGAACAGATACATCTGCATATATTATTCAATTTGTTGGTCCACCTTTTACATTTTCAGTAAGACAAGTAGGTTCTAATTGTGGTGTGATTGGTAAAAACTCTATGGTGTTTGTAGACACAACTGTGTATTGGATGTCTGATGAAGGAGGCTTTTTTGTCTTCGATGGATCTGTAAAAAGAATGACATGTCCTGTAGAAGATTTTGTTTTTAAAACTACAGGAACTAATCCTGGATTAAATCAGAACGCAGGTCAACAAGTTTATGCAGCACACAATAGTTTATTTAACGAAATAATTTGGTTTTATCCTGATGCTTCGAGTACGTTTGTAAATAGAATGGTTGTATATAATTATTTAGAGGGTACATGGGTAACAGGAACTTTAGCAAGATCTTCTTACGTTGATCAAGTTATATTTGATAAACCTTATGCAACTAAATTTGTAGAAAATAGTGCACCTAATTTTCCAACTGTTAATGGAATTACTGCTGGACAAGGAAAATCTATTTACTATGAACACGAAACAGGAGTTAATGAAGTAGATGCAAATGGTAATGCAACAGCTATAGCAGCATTTATTGAATCTGGAGATTTTGATTTAGATATTAATGGCGATGGAGAATTTTTTATTAAAATAAGAAGGTTAGTTCCAGATTTTAAAGTTTTAGAAGGTAATGCAAAAATTACTATGCAATTAAGAGATTATCCATCAAATACTCAATCAAGTTCACCTTTAGGTCCTTTTACAATTAATAGTTCAACAGAAAAAATCGATACTAGAGCGAGGGCAAGATTAGCTGCTTTAAAAATAGAGAATGACTCAACTAACGAAAACTGGAGATTAGGTTTATTTAGATTTGACTTTCAACCTGATGGTAGAAGATAATGGCAAAGATAACAGTTTATATTCCAGAACCTAAAGAACAATATGAAGTTTCAAATCAAAGACAAATTACTTCATCTTTAGAAACATTAAAGAACCAATTAAACTTTGCGTTTCAAGAAGAACTAAAACAAGAAGTAGAACGGTTTACTTGGTTTAACATGAGGTCAAATTAATGAGTTGTAATAACGTCAATGTTGAACCTACAGTAATTGGTGGTGGAGATGGATCTAATGCTTATGATGCATTTGGAAGATTAAGAGTTTCTAATCCACTTACTATATTTGATAGTGCTAATGTAATGTCAAAGAATGATCTCTTTGATGAAGATTTAACAGGATCAGGAACAGTTACTTACACAGCAAATAAATCTACAGTTAATTTAAACGTAACTACAGCTAGCGGTGATAAAGTTATAAGACAATCAAAAAGAGTAATGACTTATCAACCAGGTAAATCATTGTTAAATTTAAATACATTTGTAATGACAACTCCAGAAGCTGATCTTAAACAAAAGGTTGGAATGTTTGATGCAAATAATGGAATATTCTTTTATGCTGACGGCACTACATTAAAAATTGTAAGACGAACGTATGTTACTGGATCTGCGGTAGATACTGAAATATCACAATCTTCTTGGAATGGAGATAAGTTAGATGGCACTGGTGCATCAGGGTATAATTTAAGTGTAGACAAAGCTTCTATATTATTTATGGATTTTGAATGGTTAGGAATGGGAGCTGTAAGAGTTGGATTTGTTATTGATGGTAAATTTATAACTGCACATACGTTTTTAAATGCAAATAATTTATCAACTGTTTATATGCAAACCGCTAACTTACCAATTAGATATGAAATAGAAACAACAGGAACTATTTCTGGAGCAGCAGTATTAGAACAAGTTTGTTCAACTACAATGATTGAAGGAGGATATGCTCCTGGAGGACTCAGACAATCAATAGGAACAGCATCTCTTGGAGGTGTTAATTTAACAACAGCTGGAACGTATTATAATTTAGCAACAATAAGACTAAAATCATCAAGACCTTATGCGGTTATAGTTCCAATAGATATTGCAGCATCTGCTATTTCTAATTCTGATTTTCAAATAGAGCTTAGACTAAACGCTACACCATCCACTGCATTTTCGTACACAAGTTATTCTGATAATGTAGAATATGATTTAACCGGAACCACAACAATTACAGGTGGGACAGTTGTTGGACAAGCTTATCTATCTGGTAAAGGTGCAAATAATTTACAGTTCGCACAAGACGGTTTTAATTTTGAGTATCAGCTAGGACAGACAATTGGAGGAACATCTGATACATTAACACTATGTGCTAAAGGTGCATCAAATGGTGATGACATTTGTGGTACATTAAAATGGGTTGATTTAACATAATGGCAAATATATATAAAAATGCATTTTTCACTGGAACGACTACAAGTGCTGTAGCTGTATATACTGCACCAGTTAATGGAAGAGGAATAGTACAAAATATTCAAGTTACTAATGAAAGTGGATCTAAAATTGTGAAAGCAAAAATTAATGATAGCTCAAATTCAAATACATCTAATTTAGTAGCATATGCATCTATAACAGGCCCTACTATTTGTAATATAGCTAAAGGACCAATCATTCTTGAAGAAGGGGATGCATTGACATTAGAGACTAGTAATACTACAAATGTCAAAGCAGTGTGTTCAATATTAGAAATATCTAGAGAAGATCAAAATGGCTAAACAAAAATTTACTCATTTTGTACCTAGACCTAAACCCAAAAAAAGACCTCGAGTTCACAAAAAAAGACTTTCAAAAAGTGAAAAAAGAGATTATAAACCATACAACAGACAAGGAAGACCAAAATGAGTGATTTAATTAAAATACCTGCAGAAGCTAAAGAGATTATAAAAAATAAAAGAACTGGTAAAATATATGCCGACAAATCCGCTTTTGATTCTGATGTTGCTGATCCTAATACAGATACTACTAATGATGATTTTAGGCAAGATCTAGAAATTAAAGTTGTGCAAGTTTCTCTGGGGGCTAAAACAAAAGATTAATGCAACCAAGAGGAGCCACTGAGCTACAAATGGAAATGCTTCATAAGCATGTCCCAAAAGATGTTTTAGATAAAGTACAGATATGTACTTCTGTACCTGGTAAAGTTCCAATTGATCCAAACAAAGTAAATATTCTTTGGCAAAAGAATTCATACGATCAACCAAACCTACAAGAGTTTTTTGGTAATAAAGAAAGACATAAAGAATATGATTGGTATGTTTTCAATTCACATTGGACTTATGAAAAATTTAGATATTTTTTTGATATTCCAACTGAAATATCATTAGTAATAAAAAACGGAATTGATTCTTTTCCCCAAAGAAAAATTTACAAAAAAGGTGAACCTATAAAATTAATACATCATTGCACTCCTTGGAGAGGTTTAAATGTTTTACTAAGAGCAATGCAAGAAATTAATAACCCAAATATTATACTTGATGTTTATTCATCAACTCAAGTTTATGGTGATGATTTCAAAAAACAAAACGATGACCAGTTTAAACCTTTATATGAACAAGCTAAACAATTACCAAATGTAAATTATATAGGTTATGAAACAAACGAATATATTAAAGCTAATATAAATAAGTATGATATGTTTGTTTACCCAAGTGTTTTTGAAGAAACATTTTGTGTATCTGCTCTTGAAGCTTTAGCTGCAGGTGTTCATGTGGTCACTAATAATTATGGTGCTTTATACGAAACCTGTGCCGAATGGCCAGTGTATATAAATTATACAGAAGATTTTGAACAAATGGCAAAAGGTACTGCAGCGGCTATTGAAGTTGCAGCAAGTTATTTACATGAACAATTTATACAGGATCATTTAGAACAACAACAATTATTTTATAAAAGATTTTATAATTGGAATAAAAAAGGAATGGAATGGGAAAGCTTTTTGAGAGGGGCTATAAGTGAACGAAAGTAAAACCTACGTCAACGAAGACACATATCAAACATTAAAAGAAGCGAATGTAAAACCAATGCCGCGTGTTGTAGACGGAGAAAAGAAAGTTACTCCTATGTGGAAAACGGACCAAGGATCACGGGTCACGGATAAAAAACCTTTTTCTATATTTGTTGCAACTCCAGTTCATGATCAGTGTTCAATTCATTACGCTCAGGGGTTATTAGAATTTCAAAAAGAATGTATGAAAAGAAACGTAGATGTTGCTTTTCAAATAATGAAATCTTCTCTTGTTACTCAAGGGAGAAATTTATGTGTATCTGGTTTTTTAGAATCTGGATTAACTCATATGTTATTTATTGATTCTGATATTTTATTTAATGCTGAGTCTATATTTAAAATGATTGAAAGAGATAAAGATGTTATCTCAATACCTTATCCACTGAAAACTTTAATGTGGGATAAAGCATTTAAGAAAATGCAAAAAGGTGAGATTAAAAAACCTGATGATATAAGAAAATGGTTACATACTTATCCTATGAAAATAGCTGATCCTAATAATGTAAATATAGATAGGGGTGTAATAGAGGTTACCCATAGTCCTACAGGATGTATGCTAATTAAAAGACAAGTATTTGATAAAATGATTAAGGCTTACCCAGATAAACAAATAGTACAAAAGACAGTTATTAACGGTGAGTATGTAGATAAGCCTAATATGTGGAATTTTTTTGATACTATTCACGACCCAGAAACTAAAACTTATTTAGGTGAAGACTTTTCTTTCTGTAAAATTTGGACTGAGATTGGTGGTAAATGCCATGCTTTTATTGATGACCCAATAGCTCATATAGGTGAACATCAGTATCAAGGACGATTTGCTGACGAGTTGATATTACCTAAGTAAAATGGTAATATTGTCTATAATTAATGAAATAGACTATGGATCCATTTACAATAGCTTTAGCCACATTTGGTGTACAAAAACTTAGAGGTAAATCCACAAGAAGAGCATTAAGAGACGCAGCTCTATTAGGGGGTGGTGCTTACGGTGTAGGACAATTAGCAGGAGGTGCTGGAATGGGTATTGGACAAGGATCTGCTTTTTCAAGTTTAGGTTTTGGACAAGCTCCAGTAGCTGCACCACAAGGTGACTTAGGTGCAAGCTTTTTAAATAGAGCTAACATGCCAGAAGGCACTGTAATTGGCACAGACAAATTTGGTAGAGATATAGTATCTAGAGGTGGAGAACTTTCTGGATTAAATGTTCCAACAACACCAGAGCCAACAGGCATTCAAAAACTATTAGCTAAAGCAAAAGAAAATAAATTAGCAACTGCATTTACTGCTGCTAGTTTATTACCATTATTACAAGGTGAACCAGAAGAACCAAAACCACCATTTACTGAAGAAGATTATAAAAGAGCATACGAAGAACAGTCTGCAAAACTTGAAGGAGCATTTGTTCCTGCAGAAAATATAATGCCATCAAGACAAGATGTTTATGGTTCAAATATGTTTTATGCTAATCAAGGTGGATTAGCTGAAATTGTAAAAAAATTTAATACAGGTGGTGTAAGTTATTTACCATCTAAATCAGACCACGATGAAAACGATGCAAACAATTATGTAAGAGCAAC